GTATACTGAATTAAATGCAAGAGTATAAACTTTCTTAATCTGTTCGATTGTTACTTCTATGTCTTTCTTTGCACAAAAAGTACAGAGTAATTGCGTTTCTGCTTTCATAATATAAACTCATTAGGGTAAAGCTTTCCAGCGTTAATCTCCTAATAAATATTATTATGTACGGTGAAACCTTATATTTTTATCATCTCCAACTCATCATAATTTCTACCTTTATACATTCTTGTTGGATATCCACCTTCTTCCAACAAACTCTTGATACGGGGAAGCATAGCGGTTTCTGACCTATGTAAATCCAATAGTAATGCATCGTATGTATATAGAATTGGTTTGGTCAATTTACCTTCCAATAATTGACACACCATAGATACTTTGGACAATGCTTCTTCTGTTTCCAACCATTGTACGGAATAATTAAATACTTTGTTGGGTGAGGGTTCATCTACTATTATACGTTTTCCACTGTTTGTTTTAATAAACCCCATAACCTTATAAAAATCCCATAACTGTTCAGAGTATTTTCGTACATTATGGAAAAACTCTACTCCACCAAAATCCTCGTTCATACCATACATTAGTGCGAATGTACGCGCCTTTGACTGCTCGTACTCGTCTGGCGTCACTTCCTGCTTGCCGTAGTATTGTTGGGCGAGATAGGTGTGTACAGAACTCGTGGGCAGGTTATAATTGATTTGTGCCCCAACCAATCGAAGATGAAACGCCTCATAGTCAAATTGGATAAGTAAACCATCATCACCATATCTACTGGTAAATGCTCGTCGAGTACCATCGTTTTTATTGATTGCCGCGAAGTTAATTCCACCATACTTGTTACTTGGACGACCTGTTGATGTATAGGGATTGTACTCAGAATATATAGTATTATTGTTTATATACTTTTTCACATCACCATAATGTTCCATCAACACAGCAGAATCAACATAAATACCAGATTTCTCAATAGTAGTTAATGTTGGTATAACTTTATTATTAACAAAATCATACCCATCTGGAATTTTATTATAAAAAGATTCTTTTAGAAACTGAGTTAGTTTGTATCCATATTCGACCCACATCATAAGTGGAACACTCAGATGTAAATTCTTAAACTGGAATTGTTGCAACATTCTGGTGATAATCGGGGTATAGTATTCTCGTATTTCGGGAATGACTTTACTGGATAGATGTAGTATTGTTGCAACATCATGCACACGTTCCTGCGGGATGTTGAACGTGTGAAGAATTTCTCTTTTATAAAGTGTGATTACTTTAAATGCACGTTCCAATGAAATGGACATTGGTATTGCGTCGGGATGATTAAATGGAACGCAGTAGTAATCTTTATCAATAAGAATGTGAAGTGACGAGATGGTATTTATTGCGGGATGTGAGTGTTGATCGACAAAAATAGGCACCACGACTGATGCCTCAGTTTCAATTCTGTTTTGTAGTTTTTGTAACTCCGTAACCGATTGAACGACCATTTACTCCCCCGACCAAAACTCCATATAGTTTCGTAAGTGATTCGTGATACCAGGTAACTTTTCCTCTGCAAGCGATAAAAGTTCTTTGTTTTGGCTAATCACTCCCTTGATTAATATATTGTCCCCACTTGGCAAAGTCAAGATGGTATCTTCCAATTTACCACGTATTATCCAATCAATGGTAGTTTTTCTAAATAAGTTATTATCTTCAATAGCTGCGTACTGCCCACCATCCAATTCATATATCAAACCATTACGTTGCGCAGTATACTTGGCAAAATATCGTGGTTTGACACGTTTATCAATATCTTCTTGTGTAAGTGTAGGAATAACATTTTGTATACTGGCAAGCAAGGTTTTCTTTACATCCGTGTTTCCTAGTATGTCAAATAATCCAGTAGGTATACTATCCATAAATTATTTACGGTTAAGTTTGATTTCTAAAATACGGTGCCATAATATTAAATGGTATGATATTCAATCTAGCATAAATATTAGTTGTCCATCCTCTATCCATTGTAATAGTTTCTGTAAGACCGAATACTTGGAAAGCGCCTATCTTTTTGTATTGCTCAGAAATTCTATCCACCCAAAATATCTGTCCAATACTAAATCCTGCTACACCAGGTATGGTTAATTCTACCGTTGTTGCTAGTTTACCAGGTGCTCTCCATGCATGAGGATTTGCGGGAGTTATAGTATTAATACCCAGCTTACCAATTGGCATTTCCGTTTCCGATGCCATTTCTTCTCTCATTCTATCTGGAAAGAATTCAAATAAATTTTGTGCCACGAGGAAATATTGTTCCGATGGAATGAAATTACCAATGTTGGTTATAATATTTTGCGTCTGTTGTCTATATTCCGTAAGTGCCTGATCTGTGTTATCCAGTAATGCCAGTTCACCAGCCAGTTGTTGTTCATTAATAATGACTTGATTTAACGCAATACGATTTTTTAAGTCTTGTAAAAATGTAATGGTACTAGGTGTAGTTGCACCACCTGCATTTGTATATGCTGACCGCGGAGCGGATGGAACTGTTAATAGTTTTAATATTTCATCATCATTTATTGGTGTGACGTATGTTGTTCGTTCATAATCACTAACACTTAAAAAAGTTCCCGATGTAACAGTGTATGATGGTATACTTAATCCAACAGTCGTATAATAATTTTGAAGTAACGGTAATGCAGCGTCATTGTTATCTTTCAACCTGCCATCGTTCCATTTCGAACGTTCTGTATTTACTGTATCTACGATAGTTGTAACTTTATCTTGTGGTGGACGTAAAATAACAAATGGTATTGCTCGTTTATCTTGTAATGACGTTGAGGTAATTCCACCATTTACCAATGTTAAATTATTATTGAATCCAACCGTGTCCGATAAATTTCCACCAATAATTCTTGCACTCGTAGGACTTACAGATACAACGATATCACCGTGCGAAACACCAGTCCAAGAAGTTGTCTGTGTATATGTTTGGGTGTTCCATACGTTATTTTCACTTCTGTTTGCTACTACTATATCGCCAACTTGTAGTTTGGAGTTGAGAGGATTTAATACTTGAAATCCTCTACTATTTCGTCGTAAGTCTTGTGCGTACGCCGTATGAGAAGTTCTCGCAGGAAAATCAACACCGGCAGTTTTCATAACATAACTTATGAACGCTGCACTCCACGCTGTATTATTGATAAATGTTTGTTGTGATGTTGTTGGCATTATCGTATCTTACTATTTACAATGTTTACTAAATTAGCTTGCGACTGCGTTATTTTGTCTACCACTTTTTTCTTTCTCTCATCGGTAAATAATGCCTTGTTAATTCCCGTCGTACTGGTGGCATCTGCAGCAAATCCAGGTCTTGCTCTACTTTGCGTACTTCCTCCCGATGCTTGTGTATCATACGCGGATACGAATTTATCAAGTTCATCTTTCTTGAAGTTATTAATCAATGATACCGTGCGTGCAGCAAATATTTTTTTCAATGCGGTTAATTGCTGCGGTGTTAGTTTTGGATTGAGAGTATTTAATTCTTGATTAATTGCAGCAGCTTCGGCGGTAGTTAACAAATTTTTGTTTGCAAACAATCGTTTTAAAATACTTTCAATTGGTGCTGGTATGTTAGTTGCTCCAAATCCAGCTTCGTTCAAACTATTTTGTACAACACTACTTAATCCAGAAAATTGTGTTTGTTTTAAATTTGCGTCAATAAATGCACTGACCGTGGCTCCCGTTGCTGCGGCTGATGCCTGTGCCTGTGGTTGTGTCTGTCTGGTTTGTTGTACATCCACTGTTGGTGAAAATATGTCATCAACTACTCGTGCCCGAACAAAGTCTGTTTCTCGTCGTTCTGGTGAACTTACGTTATTATTTAATGCCGATATAGCTAATTGTGAAAACACCGCTTTCGGATAATCGGTTTTAACTTCAACATTAAGAACATCTGGTCCGATTGTATCCTCATCCAAACTACTTAATTTTTTATTGAATGTATATATTGGTTGCGTTCTATTTCCAGCTTGTGGTCTACGTACATTATCATCCAATATACGGAACCCTGCAACATCGTCGTCAAAGAAAAGTTTTAAATCCCAGTAGTTTTCAGTTGCGGAATTCATATTTCGTAATAGTGTTTCGAATCCATCCATCCACGTTCTTGCATTTAAAAACGCATTCTGTACTGCTTTACTGTTTACGAATACACCACTGGATAATGGGATAGCATCACTAACTCTTCCAACTGATTGAAATTGCGAAACATTTAATTTACTAAATACTTGATTTACCCCACCCACTTGGGTACCTGCGGCAGCATTAACATCATTAAATCTATTGGATGCTGATCCAGATTCAATCTTACCCAATACAGAGGTTTTAAGTGTATAATCACGACTATTGGAATTACTTTTATTAATCTTGTCTAGATTATAGATAATCATTGTAGCCGGTTGTGTAGATCGTAAATCTTTATGGAATCCAATATATGTATCTGCCGCTTTATTGATTAAAAACGGTAGTTTATCTGTTGGTTTAATTCCGCTATTTACAATTTTGAGTAAACCGTCATTTACATCGTTTATGAAATAATCAATGAAAAAATCAAATCGAATGAAAAATGTATCTTCGAATCCAAGGTCATTAGTTACGTTGAGTGTCTGTGATGTAGGCAATGCATCCTTGATAGCTTTGACATCATCTGGATCGTTAAATTGTAACACCGCCAATGCCTTTACATCACTTGGAGGTAATGCTGCGATTTCGTGTAGTAATTTAGAAAACTTTCCATTCAATTTAAAATATTGATTTATGGAAGTATTATCTTGATTACCTGTTTGTCCAGAAGTTAGTGGATTATTTGTTGCGTATGCCGAGACATACATAATATTATCCGCTTGACCGTACGCAGTAATTGTTACTTTGTATACATTATTTTCTAATGTTGTTTTTACATTGGCGATTCGTGCTACGGAAAAATCATAGTTGAAATTATTTGGCTTACACCATTCTTCTATTATCTTTGTTCTTGATGTTTTATTAAAATCACGAATGACTTGTAAATCTCTATTGTTCTTAAAATCCAAAATCTTCGTTAGTGATTTTGTACCAGTTGGTGTTGTAGATACTGATCCCCATTCAAGTATAGCTGTCATTCCAGGTACAAATGATAATATCTCCAACAATTCCAATTGTTGTTGGGTATAACAACTTACTTCAAGTGTAAATTTTAATACATTACCATTTCGTGTACGTTCTATTCTTGCACTTGTAATACCAGGTGGTGGAAAATTCTTATTGGATTCTCTTCCCCCCTCTGTTACTAATGTAGGTAAGGTTCCTCTACCCCCTGTGTTTGCTAACGTATACGAGCTATCTTGTTGTACATGTGTGTACACTAATTTCTGTTCACCGGTATTATATGTTGTTCCGATAACCAATCCATTATTTGCAGCTGTACCGTACAGGTCGGACGTAGAATAATTTAAATTATCCCACCCATGCAATCCCAACGTAAATAAACGATATCCTTTGTAAATTGAGTATCTTGTGCCCAATCTAGCTTCCAGATCAGACATATCGGCACCAGTAGTAAATCGTAAAAACGGAGCACGTGTACGTACTAGTTCTTTTGAACGAGAACGTTTATTTAATTCCGTTTGTAAATCTTCTCGAAAAACATTTAGTGTTTCTACTGGGTTTATTGACATAAATTATAGTAACCCTGCTGATGGAATAATAAGTTCAATACCGCCAGGAATGAAAACAGTTCCATTGACATATCCGTTGGCTTTGGCAATAATCCACCACTTAGATGCGTCTTTATAATATCGTGTTGCCAACGAATCAAAACGATCACCATCTTGCGTTACAACTTTAAATTGAAACGCATCGGGAGTAATTGGGGACGGTAGTATAGTGGTATAATACTGTACCCCCTTATCAGTTTTTTCAATTTCTAAGTTAGTAGTATATCGTGATAACATATTATATTATGGGTTAATTATTGGATTTCCACTTTCATCAAGAGGAACAGTGCCTTCATTATTTAAAACTGCTGTTGTTCTACCAATCAAATCAGCATATGATGCTGGTGTGGGATTGTCTGCACGTTCTAAACGAGGTAGTGATATAGTATTCTTTGATACGGTGTTTACACCCGATGGTCGTGGTGCAAGTTGTCGTGCTAATGCGTTTAGTCCTGGAATTTGTGATTGTACGTATGCTTTTTGTTTGTTCAAGAATTCTTGTGCAGCAATTCTACTGTCTGATATTCCTGTGTTTGCGATTACATCATCACCGAACAATTGTGTAGTGAGTATTGGACTTGTATCCAATTGTTTTATGTATTCCTTTTCAATAATATTGTATGTCATATTCAACTTAATTGCTTGTGGGAGTTCTTTATCTATATCCCATGGAATTTCTTGAAAACGCATGTCAATATTTTCTACATACCCAGGTTGATTAACTATTACATTTCCTATTGTAATCCTTGCAAGTGGTGGAACCATAAAACCACCCGCATTATCTATTGGGTAAACTAATTTGTTTAACATATTTGCACGAGTCCAAATAGTTTCCAATTCTGCTTCACTAAATGCAATAAGGTACATACTGAACGTTAAGGTTCTGTTCATACCTTTGTATGTGATGAATCGTTCTGGTCGTCCAACGTATCGAACTTCGTCGTATTGACCCTTTGCATTGTGATTGATATCTTCAATAAATGCACGAAAATTAATACCATTATCAAATACGCCAGGAACAGCTATTTTGAATTTAATATAGTCTGCGTTTTCGTTTTGTCCATCCAAAAATGTTGCATCTACTACCGCTCTATTATTTTGTAAATTAAAGTTATCTTTAATATAGGTTGCGGTAGTTATACCATTAAATGTTTTTGGTGTTGTTGCACTACGAACAGAATCGGTATAATCTGCGGAACTACGATAATCATTTCGTGGATCTACACCATATGCAACTGTTGCTTTATTTGTATTGTTTAAATCCTTTACCTTAGCAATTGCCAACGTTGCACGTTCTAAATAGGCAGATTTCTCACCTTGATGGCTACGTATAACACCATCATTTTCTTTCATTATTGGCCACAAATCAGCTGCGTATAATGAATCGTATGCAGTTTGGTCTTTGGTCAATGTTGAATTTGACGCATTCAATCCTCGTAGTATTGCATTACCCGTTGCAGCAACGGTTTGTATACCTCTACCTATTTGACCCAAGTTGACTGTATTACCGATTGAAAAATTCGTTCCCAATCTACTATTCAACCAACTGGTTCCTCTGCGAATAATTCCAGGTACAGGAATATTTGTTCTATTTGCAATACCACGTAACGCGTTATTAACTACACCACCTGCTGCGTTAATCAATCGTGATTGTAATGTACGTTGTGCACCACCAACGAACTTTAAACGTAATCTGTCTTGGGTACTGATTACCGTTTCCTTTTGTATTCTTCCCCACAAATCTGAGTTAATTGTGGCGTCATTTGGTACAATACGTGATACACGTGCCAATGGATTATTTAAATTTGCATTTGCATAGTTACTAACTGCAAGGGGAACAGATAATGGATTGTATGCACGAGTTTGACCAAACGTATTACCCGCCTGTAATCGTTGTTGTAGTGCGAGAAAGCTAATTCCTTCACCACTCAACAAGTATTTTCTCATACGTGTAATATCACGAGGGCCTGATACTATTGGTAATGCTTGTGAATTTTGGCGAATAAAACTACTTTCCGCAACATCACTACTGTATGGTTTTATTTCAATTAACGTATTGTTTGTTGGAGTATTTTTATTTGTGATTAATCCATTACTCAACGGAAAATCATCATACAACAAAGTTGGTCGTTTTCTTGTATAGGTGGAAGGGGTACGTAAAGGATTTCCAGAAAACGTAATACTTTGTCTTGGTGGTACAGTATTGTACGTATCATATATTGGACTAATACGACGAATATCTATTAAATTTTGTGGTGCATCTGGTACGCCAATCGTTTCCGAAACGCGGTCACGTATAGCAACAAATGCAGTGTTATCATTATTTACAGTAGAATCGGCATATATGTTTCCTATACCTTTATTGTTATTTGCAATATTTTGGAAAAGTTTAGCCATAGATTATCCCACCACAGATAGACGGTCCATTGGTGACCGTGCGTTTAATGAAACCCGTCCTACTGTGTTACCGTCCATTTCAATCTTAATACCTGCAAATGCTGATGCCAATCTATCTAATTTAGCTTCTAATTTAGACATATCTACATTGACAGTATTTGTTACTGCCGGTGCTTGTTGTTGTGCTGTCATTGGTGATGTAAGTGCACCGGCGGATAATAACTTCGTACCTGCCATTACAGTATCTTTGTTATTTAATGAAATAGTTTCGGTTGGTGTTACCAATACACGACTACCATATCCAGTAGAAGAAATGACATCATCTCCTTCTTTTGACTTCATACCCATCGCAGCGTATCCACCACCCGCTAACGCACCTGCCCCCAATAGTGCTAAGGATGCTCCACCACTGGGTATTGCTCCTAGTATAGCAGCAGCTGTGAGTAATGTACCTATTCCTCCACCTATTGCACCAAGTCCAATACCTGTTTTTGTATTACCTTGTTCAACAAGTTCTCTACCAGCCATAGCACTACCAACCCCAACAGTAAGACCTGCTGCACCAAGACCGACTCTACCAGCTGTGCCTCCTAATAATTTTCCAAACATTCCAGAACTTCCCATCATAGCAGTATTTGCTACTAACGCAGCAGTATTTGCTATTAATGCCAAAGTTTGTGGATTTACAACAGATACCAATCCACCAATTCCAGTTAAGAGTGGTCCTAGTCCTTTAATAATACCTTGATTAATACCATCTTGTATTTTTTCTTCTTGGGTCTTTTCTGCTGGTAGTGCTTCTTCACCTTTTGCCAATCGTGTTATTTCCCCAATGTCCAATCCTAAATCTCGTTCTAACGAGACTTTGAGGAAACGATTACGTTGTAATTCATTTAGTAATTGTTGATTACCACCGAATTGTGCCGAAAGTTCTTTTTGAACTTCTTCGGGAGTACCAGTCCCAGCAACCTGTGCAAGTTTATTAAAGTCAATATTGAAGCCCATTGCATTAAGTTCTGCAAAGTTCTCCAAAGCCCCTTCAAAGTTACCAACCAAATTGTCAGCAAACTGTTCTGTTTTATTTAAGCTTACTCCAATTCGTTGAGCATTGGCTGCTGCTCTTGCTAAGGAATCTGCGTATTTAACACCGGCTATTGCAACAAGATTTGCATTATTTGCTGCAAATGTTAAAGCTTGGTTTGCTGTTAATCCTGCATTTCTAAATTGTGTGATGAACTGTGATTGTAATTTTGCTTGATTAGCTAATCCACCAGCACCCAAAAATGCACGTTGTGCGCGTACAAATATTTCTACACTAGTACCAAAACTTTTTGAACTTTGTGCAATATCTTGTGCTGCTCCACGCGTCAATATTGTACCAAATTCTTTTTGGTACTCATTTATAGCGGATATTGTATCTTCGACTTTAAGTTGTGGTCCTTTACTAAAATATGATGTAATTACGTTGGTATAGGCACCTGCCAATGCACTAATAGACGTATCAAATGTTACTCCCAGCTTTTCTTGGGTACGGTAGATAGTATCACGTAATTTCATCAACGCTTCACCAGCTCGCATTAAAATTTCACCAAATATTAACATTTTAACGCCAGGAATATTTGCAGCAAATAATTTGGATTTTTCTTCTACTGTTTTTAGAACAGAAGTTAATCTATTAAATCCCATAGCCGAATTTATTTGTTGTTTTGCTAATTCGAATTGGGCGTCCATGAGATAAGCTTCTTCTTCAAGATTTACTCTATCTTGTATAACTTTTATTAAATCTGTTAGTTCATTAATATAAAGTTGTTCTAAGTCTGCTACACGACTTTGCAACCCATTTAACGTACCTGCAACAATCTTTTTTCGTTTACCTTCGTTGTTAATATAACTTGCTAATCCAGCAGCTTCTGCTTTCATCACACGTAATAAGTTTTCCTGTGCGGAACGTAAATCAGACGCAGATGATTGTAATATATTTTGTTGCTGTATAATATCTTGATATTTCCCAGATAACTGTGATAATATCGAACTATATTCTTTTTCTGCTTCGTCAACTGTTGCCATCTAGTATCTCATTTACGAGGTTTTTTTGTAACCTTTTCTATTTCTGCGTTTGCTTTTTCTACTGTGTCGTTCATTTCCTTCAAATAGAAGCCGCGCAAGAACACGGGCATATTATATAAATCTTGAAATGTAAAACCACCTTTTCCGTGATACACCATAGAAAAGATGACTTTATGCATTTGTAACCTATATTCTTGCGTCAGGCCAAAAAAAGTTCAAGCCTATGGAAATAGGTAGTGTTGTTGCATTATCACACTTTTCACACGTATACGGTGCTTCGAACTTCACATCTGGTGTAACTGTTTTATAAAATTCACGAAGTGCTCGTGTGTCTGCAACCAACATATTATCTACTGTTTCACGGATAAGTTTTGGTTCAGACGACCCATCCACTTCTGCGATAAGATAACGTAATCTCGTAGATGCTTCTGGTTCTACCTGCATCCCCACCTTCTTTAACGCATCCAATTCCTTCTGGATATCCTTTTCAATTTTACGAGTTAACAACCGTACTTTAATAGTTTTCTTGCTGACTGGTAGTGTAACCGTTACATTTTCTTCCGTAATATCCTTGGATTCTAATTGTGACAAATCCACAACGTGTTCTGCCGAAGTACCACACTTTGGACAGGTAACATTCACAGGATAATCTTTACCATACCCAAGAATACGTGATGCAACCATTACTGCGTTTAAGTCACCCAACAATAAATCTTCGTGGGTTACTCCTTTTGTAACAATTAAACTATCAATTAATTTATCAAGAACAATACCCTTTTGAATAAGGTTCTGTGAGGTCAGAATATCTTCTTCCTTGGCGGTCATATACTTCAACTCAATTTGACCTGATGCCAATGGATGTCCTACTGGGTAAAACTTGCCCTTACTTGGTAAATCAATTACTTCCGTAGGGAATGTAACATTTGACATAAGTAACTCCTTGTGTTATAAATACTTGATATAAATATCGTTAATCTACATTTTCATCGGTAAAATGTGTATTATAGTGGGTATTAATTCGTCGAACAAATTCTCTAAAAAATGATTTATTACTATCCGGCGTGACCAATGCTCCGTCTACAATGAGGTCCGCAATTTGCTGTTTATCCTTCAAGATATCCCGCATGTACTCGTCTATACTTTCTTCACAAATCATATAGTATGCTTGGACTTGGTTCGTTTGACCGATACGATGGGTTCTGTCCTCTGCCTGTTCGTGATTCGCAGGTACCCAATCCATATCCAAAAAGACAACTGTATCTATGATTTTCTGTAATCCGTCAATACCCATACCTGCGGCACGAATACTAAATAATCCTACTTTTGCTTCTCCGTTGGTTAATTTATCAATCGTTTCTTGACGTTGATTACGATTCATTTCTCCCGTCAATATTGCTGCTTTATTACCATAATGTTCCAACAAAAATTTTAATGGTTGAATATAGCAACTGAATATTAATATTGATCTATCATTATCCAAGAACTCATCAATCATTTCTATAAGACGAGGCATTTTCTTTTGTATAAGAAATGCTTGGAGTTTTGGCATGTGGGTAACTGATGGTTTTCCATCCATTTTCCACTTCCCAAAAACTTCTTTTAATAGTGCTTGGTATTCTTTCTTTTCATCTTTGGTGAGTTCTACATACAAATCATTACGTTGCTTCTTTGGTAACTCTTTCAATACTTCATCTTTTTTACGACGAATGACCAAATCTTTTGTGCGGTCATGTAGGTCTTGCAGGTTACGAGGTGCGTCCCCCTTCCATCCACCATAACGTTCTACAAAGTGATAGAAGTTATTAAATCTATCCTTATCCAAAAAGTTTAATAGTGAGAACGCCTCAATGGGACGAGACATAACAGGAGTACCTGTTAAAAATATCGAATATTTTGTTTTAATTCCAGGATATTTTCTTCGTTCTTTCCACGACCCCAATACTGATTTTGCTCGAATAGTTTGACGATTTTTAAGAAACGTTGCTTCGTCACATACCAAGAGATCAAATTTTTGGTCACGAAGTGCTTTATTAATCTTTGGTACTGCATCATAATGTACGATATGAAACTGATTATCCAGTTCCCCATCGTAATGTTTACTATCCCAGATAGTAGATTTCTTACCAGTAAACTTTTTAATCTCACGTTGCCAGTTAATTGTTACGGACAACGGACACACAATTAATGTTTTAAGATTGTGAAGTTGTGCATATCCAATTGCCTGTACGGTTTTACCCAACCCAGGCGCATCTGCGATAAGACATCGACCCCCAGCTCTATCTACGAATTTCACACCAACTTTTTGATACGGATATAAAGTAAGCTTCATTCCTTTGATATCAAACTCTGTATCTTCCAAAGAACGAATTTCGTCAAGGTCGTGTCTACGAGATTTAAGTTCTTCAACTTTATCCAATACTTTCTTATCGCATTTGATATTACTGAAAATAGTAAATACTTTTGGAAGATGTACTAATGGGAACTCCCAATGTTTATCATCGTTGTTCCACTTTCGACCATCTATCTCGTACTTGAACTTTGCCAACATCGCTTTGTCATATGGCATGACAATGGCAGCGGTCTTATTATCTACTAATAATACCTCTACTTTATCACTTGATGTTTTTGGTAAATCTTTATATGAGATAGTTGGATTGTTTGTTCGTGGTAAATCTAATTCACTAACATCCTCTCCCATTAGAGTTTTTGCCGCGGCAATTCTCCATACTTCTGGCAATCCCTCTTGCCCAGACATCCATTCTAAATACGAAGGAACACTCCTCGCAACGTGTGCTAAGGAGTGTCCTTTGAATCTACCCCACGTAAAGATTACGTGTTCAACCGACTTGTGGAGTTCCATCTGTTGTTTGGGTTGGAATCTTTACATACTTCATAGATTCCATATCTAAACGCCATCCTTCTTGTGGAAGTAATCCCATCATTACCATCAATTCCACATTAGCATCTTGAAGTTCTCGTAATGAGGTTTGTTGGTATTCACGAATACGACTATTGTGGAGTTCAACCAGTTGTCGGATTGCTAGTGGTACAGGAACTTCTGTTACTTCACGTTTCTCTTCCGTCATATTATACCTTACGTTTAAAGAGTTGCGCCATATCGTCTTGACGATGGATTAATTTACCTTCCGGTTCCCATTCTTGGTCAAGACCAGTGACCTTCATAATATTATCAATCGAACCATACTGCTGTGTCCAATCACAGGTCAGATTAATTAACAATAGGTCTGTCTTTTCATAAAGTTGCTTACGAACTTGTTCTGCTACTATCTTTGTTGTTTCCAACAATCGACCTGGCATTAGGAGAACCAGACTGTATGCTTTTTCATTCCACGTATGTAAGTCAAATATACTACCCATTGTAAAGATTCCCCAATGGATTGTTGTTGCTGCCGACATACAACGTTGCTTATCCATTTCCACACCATGCGGAATTAAATCTTGTCTATCTCCCACCACACGACCTAACAAGACACCATTACCACACCCAAGGTCAAGCACATTTCCACTTGGAATATACTTCATATCTCCAACTGCATCAAGAATAACTTGATGGAAATGATCCATTGCACCCTTGTTACTAAATCCATTCTCTTCCCAAACAGAAGTATCTTCCAACGACTTAGCAAAGGATAGAGTCTTAGTAATAGGTTTAATTTTAGTTTTCTTTTGGTTATACGGATATGTAATACCCGACATACCATCTTCTGGATATGAATGACTGAGCTTTTGTACCGTGTATTTCCACGGTGTCATATCTGTACGTGATGATATCTTATTGATTGGGGTACGAATTTCCGCGATGCCGTGCAACGCTGACCATTCCACGGGCCACGAAAGAATTTCATAAATCCAATCAATTTCCTTATTATATCCAAGTGTACGACCAAGTTCTGCCATTTTCATACCAAGTTCTTCTGTTGCTTTACAATCAAATGAACATGGAAGATGTGAGACTAGTCGAATACCCTGCCACCGCCAAAGAATATTGGATTCTGGTGGAGTGTCTGCATTAATATGAATAGTGTGATCGTTGTCGGTTAATGTCAGCTTATCAGCTGCCATTGTCCACGTAGAATCTACATATCCTTGGTTTACCCAATATTTGTTGAAATGTTCAATACAACATGTAGGGTATCCAAGTAATCTTCCCGCTTCACGGTCACGAATAGATGATGGGGAATTCCATATACTGAACCATTCTTCAGCCAATCGTTCTGACTTTGTAAAAACAACTCGTATATTATAATCTCCACCAGCATATGGAATTGTAGTAGAGGAATATTGCCCAGTAATTCCTTCCTTTGCCAAGGCAACAATTTTTACACCATACTTACCATACTCTTCTTGCAACGACATCAATTCCGATGGACGGATGATATCTAGTGCAGATGGTCGAATGTCATGAACCACAGACATACGTTCTATATGTCTCCATGCACTGGAAATTGCCGAAATAATCGGTTCGTATTTATTTTTGTTTTCCATACTCGTCCACTGCACACGAGTCCAATCTGGTAAAACGTGTTTAATTCTTTGCATAACCCCTTCGTGTTTAAATTAAATCTTCAGCTTACTTTTTTCTTCTGCAATAATCTGTTGCAAAAATGCCTTCCACGAATTTCCAGCAGTAGCCTGTGCTGTGTCGGTATCCGTACTTACTACTCCAAACTTGGCTTCATACGCTTCACGATACCGACCAGTTTCATCAACGTGGTCTGCATGTCCGTTTGTCATATCAAACTCTTCACCAACAATTGTTTGTGATGTAGTTACTACTGGTACGGATTCGGTATCTCGAAATTCTTCTGGAATTTCCTTTAATATTCCCTTTTCCAAAAGTTCTTTTACTACTTCGAACTTTTGAGCGTAAGCTCCCGATGAGTCTACATGGTCAGCATGTAATCCTTGAATCATTTGTTTATCCTCTACTATTATTAAGGTAAAAATCCATATTGTTCGTTAAACTCTTTTGAATATCGTCCTGTTTCGTCTGTATGATCGGCGTGTGGTATTTTACCACCGTTTTTCATTACGATTTTTTGTTGTTTGATAAACTTATCAATATCAAACTGTCCTTCCAAATATCGTTTAATCTGCGCCAATCGTAACTCAACACCTTGACTGTATCCGTACATCAATGCATCTTCGTATTTTTGTCTATCTGGATGTAGTGATAATGGTGTTTCTCCTTTATGCACCATTAACTTTTCAAATATACCGAATGCCACTTTCCAATTCAAGCAGGTGTCTGTACGATTTCTCCAATCCATATCAATACCTGTACCAGGACAATGTGCCTTACAAGTTAAAAAGAAACGACATCCTTGACATCCACCGTGTTCCTGCGGTGTGTGGTACAACGCCATTTGACGTTCAAATCCATCATATTGGGCTTTAATCCAATTAATACCTTCTTTATTTCCACGACCACAATTTGCTTGGTTTCCTTGTGAATCAATACCTTGCACTGCGTGGGTAGTATATGGGTCACACGATAAGAAGGTACATGTTGCATTATTATCTTGTGCCTTTAACATATCTTCTACGTCACGGAAAATATCGAATCGAAATGACCGTTTACCAGGACCATTTAATTCATTAATTTCAAACTCCCACATATCCAGTAAGAATTCAATATTTTGTTCTGGTGTTAACGCAAGTGATTCCCCAATTGAACTGTGGTCAATTTCTAACGGATGGAGGCGAGCGCCATCAACACCCCACGATTGAAGTTCTTTTACCCATGCCTTAAATCGGTCACGGTATTTTGGAAGTCCATTCTTTTTGTGAACAGTGATAATTAAACCAAGAGAAATTTTATTAGCTAATAGTTTCTTAATTGCTTCAAATGATTTACGAGTAGCTTCTCTGGTTTTTTCCAATGACCCCGCCCAACGAGTATCATTCATTTCATCGGGTCCGTCGAGGGACACACCAACGTGAACGTTATACTTCTTGAACATTTCAATGTGGCGGTCGGTGATTAAAACACCATTTGTTTGGATACCATTTGCTTTATAGCGTTCGTATCCCCACTTAAAAATAGTTTCTAAATCGTCAATATCAGTTAATAATGGTTCACCACCAAATAGAGTAAAGTTACCACCCTCTTTGGCCAAACCTTCTAACATTTTTTCAACAGAATATGTTTTTTGACGGAAGTTACCCGCGTCACGCATAGGATGTTCGTAACAATACGGACAACTTAAATTACATACTACTCCAACTGGTTCCAATTCAATCGTCATATAACCTCGTGATTAATAAATCATTTTATAAGTTACTACATTCCACCCACATTGTCAAGCCCCATTATGGACCAACAAATACTGGTTGGTCACTATGTGGTGTGGTATTATCTGTATGAGCAGCGGGAGTAGTGTTATCGGTGTGTGCAGCCGGTGTGGTATTATCCGTATGAGCAGCGGGAGTAGTGTTATCGGTGTGCGCAGCCGGTGTGGTATTATCCGTATGTGCTGCTGGAGTCGTATTGTCCGTATGTGCTGCATTGATAGTAGTATTTGTGTGTGCCGCGGCAATGTCTGTGTGGCTGGTAGCAATGTCTGTGTGACTCGCTGGTGTGGTATTGTCCGTATGTGCTGCGTTGGTAGTATTATCCGTGTGTGATGCGTTAATAGTGGTATCAGTATGTGCTGCTGGCGTGGTGTTGTCGGTGTGTGCAATGTTAGTGTGGGATGTAGCAATATCAGTATGAGATGTTGCTATATTCGTGTGGGATGTTGCGATGTCGGTATGCGCAGCATTCGTAGTGTTGTCTGTATGTGATGCGTTAATAGTGGTGTTAGCAAACGCAATATTCGTGTGTGAATTTCCAGTGTAATTGTCTGTGTGCGCAGCTGCGATATTAGTATGCGATGCAGCAA